CGGCACAGGAAGAACTGACGGCAGCAAAGCTCAAGTCAGATCGAATTAACAACCTAAAACTTCCTACTTTACAAGAGTCGGAAACTGAGGTACAAACTCAACCACCCGCCCCAGAAGTTGACCCCCGAGCCGTGCAGTGGCAGCAAGAAAACGCATGGTTTGGGCAAGACGATGAAATGACGAGCTTTGCTCTGGGGCTGCATCAAAAGCTCGTTAAACAGGGTATAAACCCTCGCTCTGATGACTACTACGAGAAAATAAATTCTCGTATGCGACAAGTCTTCCCCGAACAATTCAACGTTGAGGAAGACGAACAGGAAGAAGTCAAGCCACGCCGTAAGGCAAATGTCGTGGCCCCCGCGAGTCGTAGCGTTGCACCCCGAAAAATCACGCTTACAGAAACGCAGGTAGCACTGGCAAAACGGCTGGGCGTACCCCTGAATGAATACGCCAAACAGGTTGCACTTGAATTGAGGAAACAAAATGGCTGAGAACAGACTTAACCGAGACCTCGAAACCCGCGAAAAAACGGCCCGCAAACGTGCTTGGGTACGCCCGGAGACTCTTCCGTCGCCTACGCCGCAAGAGGGCTATGAGTATCGTTGGATTCGTGTGAGCACTCGTGGTGAACCTGATGCCATGAACGTTTCCATCAAATTCCGTGAAGGTTGGGAACCTGTCAAAGCATCTGATCACCCGGAAATCTTTGTATCGAACGTCGAGAACGAACGGTTCAAAGACAACATCCTGATTGGTGGTCTCTTGCTCTGCAAAGCCCCGGTTGAGATGGTAGAGGACCGCAACGAATTCTATTTGAATGAAGCTGCGTCTCAGGTCCGCTCTGTCGATAACCACCTCATGCGTGAAAATGATCCTCGGATGCCGCTGTTCAATGAACGCAAAACGAAGGTCACTTTCGGTAAAGGCACTTAATTTTTTGGAGTCAAAACATGGCTTACCCCACCGTTGACAAGCCGTACGGCCTAAAGCCGGTCAACCTTATTGGTGGTCAGGTCTATGCCGGTTCGACGCGCCTAATCAAGATTGCCAGCGGCTATGCCACTGACATCTTCTATGGTGACGTTCTGAAGATGGCAAATACCGGTACCGTCCAAAAAGACACCGGTACGACCACGATTGCCGCTACGGGCGTGATTGGCATTTTCATGGGCTGTACGTACACCGACCCTTCAACCAAGCAGCCGCGCTGGAATCAGTATTGGCCCTCTGGTACCGTTGCGTCGGACGCGTATGCGTATGTTGTTGATGATCCCGACGTGCTGTTCAAAGTAGCGGCTGTGTCGGGCACCACTGTTGTAGCCTTCTATGGTCAGACTGTGGTTGGCAATAACGCTGCGCTGGTGCAAAACTCTGGTTCTACCACTACGGGTGATTCCGCTGTGGCTATCGACGGTACTTCTGCCGCCGTTACCGCGTCGCTCCCCATTCGTATCGTAGCCGGTGTCCCTGATACTGCGAACTCCTCGGGCGAATTCTGCGAATTTATTTGCAAGTTCAACGATCCGTACGCGGTGTCGACTTCCACAAGCGCATATGACGCTGGTCCCCCTGTTGTAATCACTACGACTACAACTACGGTCATGACCGGTGGACATATGTACAACAACCCGACCGGCGTCTAAGGAGTGAGAAATGGCTATTTCACGCGCACAACTACTGAAAGAGCTGCTCCCCGGCCTTAACGCGCTGTTTGGTCTGGAGTACAAGAAGTACGGCGAAGAGCACAAAGAGATTTTCGAACAGGAAAGCTCTGAGCGTTCGTTTGAAGAGGAGACGAAACTCTCCGGCTTCAGCGCCGCCCCAGTCAAAAACGAGGGCTCTGCCCTTGCGTATGACAACGCTCAGGAAGCATGGACTGCACGCTACGTGCACGAGACCATCGCTATGGGTTTTTCGTTGACCGAAGAGGCGATGGAAGACAACCTGTACGACAGTCTGTCCAGTCGCTACACCAAGGCGTTGGCTCGCGCAATGGCGTATACCAAGCAGGTCAAAGCTGCCAACATCCTGAATCAAGGATTTACTGGCGGTCCGACTTATGGTGACGGCAAAGTCCTCTTTGCGACTGACCACCCGCTGGTCTCTGGTGGCACTAACAGCAACCGTCCTACGGTCGGTGCAGACCTGAATGAAACCTCCCTTGAGGCGGCAGTTATTCAGATCGCTGGCTGGACGGATGAGCGTTCGCTGCTTATCGCCGCTAAGCCCCGCAAACTTGTTGTTCCGCCTTCACTTCAGTTTGTTGCTGAGCGCCTGCTCAAAACCGAACTGCGTGTTGGTACGACCGACAATGACATCAACGCGTTGAAGTCGATGGGTTCTATCCCTGAAGGCTTCACGGTCAATCACTATCTGACTGACACTAACGCATGGTTCCTTTTGACCGACGTGCCAAACGGTCTGAAGCACTTCGTCCGTACTCCGATGCAAACCGGAATGGATGCTGACTTCGATACCGGCAACGCTAGGTACAAGGCCCGTGAGAGATATGTCTTCGGAGTGAGCGATCCGTTGGGCGCATTTGGCTCGCCGGGGGCTTGAGCACTCTAGGAGTAGTAACTCCGAAGGGGGCCTTGTGCCCCCTTTTCTTTTGTGCTACAACATCGTTATTCCGGGGTCATCTCGGTGCGCTTGACAGTCCCGGCTGACGACATGCAGACAGGCGCACCATAACTCGCATGTGAGGGAAGTATGGGTATCGCAACTCATCTAGGTCCGTGGCTGCTGGGCACCACGCGCTACACCACCGGCACGACCGCCGCTACGACCCGTAACACGGGCGCTACTCAAGTTGCTCAAACCAAAGCCGTCGTGTTCAACGACGCGGACGACACAGAAGCGTTTGTGCTTCCGGCGGGGTCATTGATCCTCGGGTTCCGGTTCATCACGACCACTACGTTTAATGCAGCTACCACGATTACTTTGTCAATCAGTGGCACTGCGATTACCAGCGCATTGACGGTGACCAACCCCGGATCGTATTCGTTTACAGTTGCTGCAACTGAAGCTGCGGCTGCGCTGATTGCCAATACGGGTACGACTGACAAGTTTGTCACGTACACCGTTGCACAGGGCGCGTCCACCGCTGGGGTAGGCGTACTGATTGCCGAATACGTGGTTCGGAACTCTGACGGTACGATGTATCAGGCTTCTAACCAAGTCTGATAGGAGGTCGCTATGACCGTACAAACCGACGTTCTTGCTAGTAAAGCAAAGACATCAGACGGCCAGTTGGTCGATGAAAACGATGGCAATCTTGGCCGCGTCAGGGTTAAAGCCATCTATATCGTGCCAACTCCGTCTACGGCGGGGTCTGTAGCGTTCAAGGATGGTGGATCAGGCGGAACAACCAAGTTCACGATCAACATCCCAAGCAACGCGACAGGCGGGCAAAATCTCTTGCTGCCGGGTCAGGGTGTGCTGTTCAAAACAGACGTATACGTTGACATCACAACTATTGCCTCTGTCATGGTGTTTTATGGCTAAGACGCCAGCATGGCAACGCAAAGAAGGCAAGAATCCCTCTGGTGGTTTGAATGCCAAAGGGCGCGCCAGCTACAACGCGGCCAATCCGGGGAAGCCGGGGCTCAAGGCCCCGCAACCGGAAGGTGGGGCAAGGAAGAAGTCATTCTGTGCCCGGATGACGGGTATGAAGAAGAAGCTGACTTCCGCGAAGACCGCGAATGACCCAAACAGCCGGATCAATAAAAGTCTGAGGAAATGGGCTTGCTAAGATGAACGCACAAGAAATCAAAACCGCTGCTGATGGCGCTGCCGTTGTTGTGGGCGTTGCTGGTTTTATGCAATGGTTTCCGCCTATTGTTGGTTTGATTGGCGGGGTGTTAACCGTAATATGGTTTGCAATCCGAATCTGGGAAACCGACACAGTAAAAGGTTTTACTGGGAGGGCAAATGCCAAGCAAGACCAAAGCTCAGCACAACCTGATGGCGATGGTCGCCAATGACCCAGCCGCTGCTAAGCGCGTAGGCGTGCCGCAGTCGGTTGGAAAAGAGTTTGTCGAGGCCGACAAAGGCCGTAAATTCAACCAAGGTGGCGAAATGAAAGAATCCAAGAAAATGATGGGTAAAGAAGTGGCCTTCATGAAAAAGAAGGGCGCTCCCAAGTCCATGATCAAGCATGAGATGGCGGAAGCCAAAGGCATGAAAAAGGGCGGTATTGCCACTTCATTGAAAGCCCACGCGGGTGCCCCTGCTTCAAAAGCGCATGCAGGCATGAAGGGTGGCGGTGCAGTGTTCCGCCGTGCTGCTGATGGCGTTGCCTCTAAAGGTAAAACCAAAGCCATGCAAGTGAAGATGGCCGGTGGTGGTATGTATCGTAAAGGTGGGAGCTGCTAACATGGATGACATGATGAATCGTTCGATGCCCCCCATGGCCGCAAAGAAGGGGGTAGCCCCAAAACGTCCGATGCCGCGTCGACGTGTACCGCCCCTCCCGCCCGAAGCCGGTGCTGGCGACGTAACGCCTCCGCCCGGAGCCCCGGGGATGCCCGCCATGAAGAAAGGCGGCAAGGTTGGCTACGCTTCAGGTGGCTCTGCATCTAAGCGGGCAGACGGTTGTGTTCAGCGGGGCAAGACTAAAGGCCGTATGATCTAGGAGATCATCATGATGGCTTCTCGCGGAATGGGGGCTATCAGCCCCAGCAAGATGCCTAAGCCGAAGCGCAAGCAACGGCGGGATGACACCGCTTTCTACGAGTATGCAGAAGGCGGCGAAGTAAAGTCCAAGGTTAACGAAGCTGGCAACTACACCAAACCCGGGATGCGTAAAGCCTTGTTCAACAAGATCAAGGCCGCAGCGACTCAAGGCACAGGTGCAGGGCAGTGGTCGGCTCGTAAGGCCCAGCTCTTGGCAAAGCAGTACAAGGCTAAAGGTGGCGGGTATCGTGACTAAACCTCCGCAGCAATCGCTCAAGGATTGGGGGAGCCAGAAATGGCGGACCAAAAGCGGAAAGCCCTCCTCCAAAACGGGGGAGCGGTATCTGCCGGAGGCTGCGATCAAGTCTTTGAGCCCTGCTGAGTATGCGGCGACCACGAAGGCAAAACGAGCCGGAAAAGCAAAGGGTAAGCAGTTTGTTGCCCAACCCAAAGGCATAGCCCAGAAGACTGCGAGATTTAGATGACCACCTCCGGCACCACAGCCTTCAACTTAGAGTTCACGGAAATTGCCGAAGAGGCGTGGGAGCGCGCTGGGCGTGAGATGCGCTCGGGCTATGACCTGCGTACTGCCCGCAGGTCTATGAACTTGATGACCATCGAGTGGCAAAACCGTGGCATCAACATGTGGACGATTGACGAAGGTTCCGTCAATCTTGTACAAGGCACCGCAGAGTACGATCTTCCTGCGGACACGATTGATCTTCTGGATCACGTAATCCGCACCGGTGCCGGAAACGTTTCAACGCAAGCTGATCTGGCAATTACTCGCATCAGCGTATCAACGTACGCCACTATTCCAAACAAGCTACAGCAAGCACGACCTATCCAAGTGTGGGTGCGCCGCCTGCGCGACAATCCAAAGATTGTTGTTTGGCCGGTGCCTGATCAGGGTACGTTAGCAAGTCCTTACTACATTTTCAAATACTGGCGCATGCGTCGGATTGAAGATGCGGGCTCAGGCATTCAGACCCCTGATGCCAACTTCCGATTCTTGCCCGCGCTGACAGCGGGGCTGGCGTACCACATTGCTATGAAAGTGCCCGAGCTTGTAGATCGTATTCCAATGCTCAAGCAAGCGTACGATGAACAGTTTGATCTTGCGGCGGGGGAAGATAGGGAAAAAGCGGCGGTCAGATTTGTTCCGCGCCGCTCCTACATTGGTGGTGGCTGATGTCTAATCGGTACGCATCCAATAGGATTGCAATTGCAATCTGTGATCGTTGCGGATTCCGATTCCGACTACGCGAGTTGCGTACGTTGGTCATCAAAACCAAACAGATCAATTTGTTGGTGTGCACAGAATGCTGGGAACCTGATCAACCGCAGTTACAGCTTGGGATGTACCCGGTTGACGATCCGCAAGCCCTTCGTAACCCACGTCCTGACAACACATACGTTCAATCAGGAGTCTTGGCAAATGGTTCGATTGGTGAAGGGAGTCGAAACATTCAGTGGGGCTGGAACCCGGTAGGGGGCTCTCGCAGTTATGATGCGGGGCTCACACCAAATAACTTGGTGGCCCAAGGACAAGTTGGTACAGTCACAGTATCTACATCGTAGGAGTTGATCATGGCACAAAAACCGAGCGGCGCAACTGCACCGGTCCAAAAAGGTCCGACCAAAGGTAACCCGGGCAAGACCAACGAAAACATGAAGTCTATGGGTCGTGGGCTTGCTAAAGTCGCGGCGCAAAAGCGCGGAGGTTGACATGTCTGGAAAAATTAAGCCGTTCAAGATGGCTGAGGCTGGCGTTGTTTCGCCCAAGCAGGACGCAAAAGACACCAAGACGGTTATTGGCAACAAGCGCGTAGACCCTTACGAACCCGTCAAAACGAGTGGCATTCGCATGCGCGGTGCGGGCGCGGCGACGAAAGGTGTCATGTGCCGAGGCCCCATGGCGTGAGGTTGACATGAACTACACCGAGTTGAAAATCAACATCAAGGACATCTGTGAGAACGAATTCTCGGACGCCCAACTTGACATGTTCACCGAACAGGCTGAACAGAAGATTTACAACACGGTGCAGATCCCGGCGCTTCGCAAGAACGTGACTGGCACGATGTCTATTGGTAACCCGTACTTGCAGATCCCCTCAGATTTCTTGTACTGCTATTCGCTGGCTGTCATCGAGCCTAGTGGTGAGTACCACTACCTCTTGAATAAGGATGTGAACTTCATCCGCGAGGCGTACCCCATCAATAACGCGTTCTACTACGGACGGCCCCGTCACTACGCAAACTTCGATGACTCTGCGTTCATTCTTGGTCCAACCCCCGGAGTGGCGTACAGCACTGAGTTGCACTATGGGTACTACCCTGAGTCAATTGTCACAGCAGGCACAACGTGGTTGGGTGATGAGTTTGATTCCGCGCTATTGAACGGTGCGTTGATTGAAGCAATCCGATTCATGAAGGGCGAACAAGACATGGTGGGGCTCTATGAGCGGCTGTACGTACAAGCAATTGGGCTGCTGAAAAATCTGGGCGACGGTAAACTTCGACAGGATGCGTATCGCTCTGGGCAAGTTCGTATTCCTGTCAGTTAAGGAGTTCTAAATGGCTATCTCTCAGGCTATGTGCACGTCGTTCAAAGTTGGAATCCTCGCTGCGGATTTTGACTTTGGTTCCGGCACTACGCAGACGTTCAAAATCGCTCTGTATACCTCTGCGGCTACGCTTGGAGCCTCCACGACCGCGTACAGTGTTACGAATGAAGTGTCTGGTCCCGGGTACACCGCAGGGGGAGAAGTGCTGACAATCAGCCAAGTGCCCACTTCCAGCGGCACCACGGCGTTCTTGGATTTCTCGGATGTCACGTGGGCGGCATCAACGATCACTGCGCGGGGCGCTCTGATCTATCTGGCTAACGGGGGTACGAACCCTGCGGTGGCCGTGCTGGATTTCGGGAGTGACAAGACCTCCACCGCTGGCAATTTCACTATCCAGTTTCCGACCGCAGACGCAACAAACGCAATTTTGCGTATTGCGTGATGGTTACGGGCGGGGCTACTGCCTTCCCAATTGGTGTGGTGGGTACTGGTTTCATTGGGCAAGTCAACATCTGGGGTCAGATTGATGACAGCCAAAACGCAAACTGGACGGGCATTTCAGATGCCCAAACGGCGGTCTGGCTAAATGTTAATGACGCACAGTCTGCAAACTGGCAGAATGTGGTCGATACTCAATCAGCTTCATGGGCTGGGGTGAGTGATACGCAAACAGCGGGTTGGCAACAAGTTGCCATATGACGGAGATGATCCATGACAACCCAATACACTCCCATCCTCAAACTTGCTCTGCCGGTTACCGGTGAACTGTCCGGTACGTGGGGGAATGTTGTTAACGACAACATCACTTCGATGGTGGAGCAAGCCGTTGCCGGGTTGGCTACGATCAATACGTGGACTACCAACGCTCATACTCTTACTACCGCTAACGGCACGAGTTCAGAAGCTCGCTGTGCAATGCTTGTGTTGGCTACCGGGTCTGGGGGTACTGCCCTTACCGCCGCCGGGGAGGTCATCTGCCCAGCAGCGTCTAAATTGTATGTCGTTAAGAATGGTTCAGCTTACGCGGTTACTCTTAAAACTTCCGGTGGTACTGGCGTAGCTGTACCTGCCGGGGATACTGCTTTCTTGTTCTGCGATGGCACTAATGTCAGCGCCTGCGTAACGACCATCGTAAACGGGCACATTTCTGGAAACCTGACGGTCGATGGAAACACGACGCTGGGTGACGCCAATACAGACACCATCACCGCTACGGCTCGGTTCAATACTGACCTTCTTCCGTCTACTGATAACGCTCGTGATCTTGGTTCGTCTGGTAATTCGTGGAGAACTTTGTACTGCGATACGTCCGTACTGACTCCTCTGGTGACTGCTACTAACCTGCAAGTCACTAACATCAAAGCCAACGACGGTACGGCGGCACTATCTATCGCTGACACGACTGGAAACATCACGGTTACGACCCAGCTTACGGTCGATAATCTAAACCTGTCTGGCAACACCATTTCGTCAACGGACACAAACGGCAATATTACGCTGGCTCCGAATGGTACTGGAGATGTTCAGCTAGACGCAGACACTATTCGGATGGGCGATTCTGGAGCAAACGTCACCATTACGTCCAACGGCGCGGGCGACCTGATTCTTAATACGAACTCTGGAACTAACTCCGGTTCGATTACCATCGAAGATGGAGTGAATGGGAACATCATCGTTGCGCCCAACGGTACTGGCGACGTCTATCTTGATGCGGACACGATCCGCGTAGGGGACTCCGGGGCAAACGTCACAATCACGTCCAACGGTGCGGGCGATTTAATCCTGAACACCGACTCAGGAACGAACTCCGGTTCCATTACCATCGCTGACGGTGCAAACGGCAACATTACTATTTCGACCAATGGCACGGGCATCACGACGATGACCACGGCTGTAGAAATGTCTGCCACGACTCAGAACATCGCTTTGGGCACTTCTCAGACCTCTGGAACTTTTACCGTAGGTGGAGCTTCGCAGACCGGAAATATCACCCTCGATCAGTCCACTAAGGCTCATACCTTAAACATTGGTTCAGGTGCGACTGAGAACGCTGCAACCAAAACCGTCAACATTGCAACGGGCGGCGTTTCTGGCTCTACCACGACCATCACGATTGGGTCCACTAATGGTACGGCGACTACGCTTAATGGTACGTTGACCGCCACGGATGCTGTTACCTTTTCGGCCACAACCCAGAACATCTCTCTCGGCGCTTCTCAAACCACGGGTACGTTTGTGTTGGGAGGCACCGCTGCAACCGGCGCGATTACGCTGGATGCTTCGACCAAAACGCATACATTAAACGTCGGTTCAGGGGCCACTGAGAACGCTCTTACCAAGACAATCAACATAGGCACGGGCGGCGTTAGTGGATCCACGACGACGATGACGATTGGTTCCGCAAATGGAACCACGATCACCCTGAATGGAACGGTCACGGCTGCTACGTTCAATTCAACCACCATCGACACTACAAACCTCGAAGTCACAAACATCAAGGCCAAGGATGGTACGGCTGCGATGTCGATTGCGGATTCGACGGGGATTGTCACGGTAAGTACCCAGCTTCAGGTTGATAACTTAAATTTCTCAGTTAACACCATTAGCAGCACAGATACGAATGGCAATATTGTCTTAGCTCCTAATGGTACGGGGGACGTTTACCTTGATGCTGACACGGTACGGGTCGGCGATTCTGGCGCAGCGGCGACGATCACGACCAATGGCGCAGGCAATTTGACGATCAATACGAATGCAGGAACAAACTCAGGTTCAATTGTCATCAATCAGGGTGCTAATGGAAATATTGAAATAGCGCCCAACGGAACGGGCGATGTTTACCTTGATGCTGACACGGTAAGGATTGGTGACTCTAACGCTAATGCCACGTTTACCACGAACGGTACGGGCGACCTGATTCTTAATACGAATTCGGGGACGAACTCAGGCTCTATTACGATTGCTGATGGTGCTGGTGGCGACATTACAGCCGCCCCAAACGGCAATGGCTCGGTGGTTATTACAAACAGCGGCACGAGCAATGCCTTAAGAATCACGCAAACCGGCACTGGTAATGCGTTGCTGGTGGAGGATAGTGCGAATCCTGATTCAAGTCCTTTTGTGATAGCTGCTGACGGGGCGATTGGAATAGGCACGACAATCCCAGTATCAGGTTATCAACTCCATTTAGAAGCAGGCACTTTAGCGGGAGAGCTAATATCATATGCTTCAAACACAGCATCAACAACCCAAGGGCTTGACATTGGACGCAGAAGGTCTGCTCTGGCTTCTGTGCAATCAGGGGATAGCCTCGGCAGGGTGTCCCTCAAAGGCTGGGACGCAGTTAATTACATCGAAGCAGCCCGTATTGAATCTTTTGTAGACGGCACACCCGGCACTAACGATATGCCCGGACGATTGGTGTTCAGCACCACTGCTGATGGTGCAAGTACACCTACAGAGCGCATGAGGATTAGTAGCACTGGCCAGACAACGGTATCTGGAAATGCAATTATTTCCACAACAGACAACACTAACGCAGCCTTGCGAATTACACAACTTGGCACGGGCAACGCTTTGTTGGTTGAGGATTCGACTAACCCTGACAGCACGCCGTTTGTAATTGATGCAAATGGAAAAACGGTAGTTGGAAATACTTCGGCAATTACTACGACAGAAGGCGTAACAGCTCAACTGCAAGTACACGCAATTAACGACTCAGGATCACAGTCTATAAACCTTTGGGGTGCGGCTGTTCCTCAGTTGCAAATTAACCGAGCAGGGTCAGGAGGTGTTGGCACATACACCGCACTTAACTCAGGTAATTCAATTGGTAAAGTCACATTTGGCGCGGCAGATGGGACTGCTTTTGTTCGGGCAGCCGAAATATTAGCAGTAGTAGATGGGGCTACAGGCACAAA